GGTGGCGGAGCAGGTGAAACTGCCTATGACGCTAACTCTGCTAAAGGCTCGGATTCTGTTTTTGGTTCTATAACTTCTACAGGTGGTGGTGCTGGAAATTCAAACTATTCAACGATAGTTTCAAAAAATAATGGCGGTAGCGGTGGAGGTGCAGGATTCGGCACTTCAGGTAATGGTTCAGCAACATCTGGTCAGGGTAATGCTGGTGGAACAAGTAATGCAAACAATGCTGGCGGTGGTGGCGGTGCAAGTGCTGCTGGTGGAAATGCAGGCGGTGGACAATCAGGAAATGGTGGTAATGGAACAACATCTTCAATTAGCGGTTCTTCTGTAACTCGTGCAGGTGGAGGTGGTGGTGGTCGTAGTTCTACTGCAAATGCAGGTTTTGGAACAGGTGGAGCAGGTGGTGGTGGTTCAGCAAGTTTATCTACTGGAAGTGCTGGTTCTACCAATACAGGCGGTGGTGGCGGTGCTGGTAGCTATGATGGCACATTCAACAATTCAGGTGCTGGCGGTTCAGGAGTCGTTATTGTTTCTTACGCTGGAATTCAATTATTTACTGGTGGAACAGTAACATCTTCAGGCGGTAATACCATCCATACCTTTAATAGTAGTGGTTCTTTAGCACCACTTTAATAAGGAAAGTAATGGCACATTTTGCAAAAGTAGAAAACGGAGTAGTAACCCAAGTTATTGTGGCAGAACAAGATGTCATTGATAGTGGCATCTTTGGTCATGGATGGGTACAGACTTCATACAATACTCGTGGTGGGCAACATCCTGAAGGCAGACCATTGCGTAAAAATTACGCTGGTGTTGGCTACACTTATGATGAGCAAAAAGATGCCTTTATTCCCCCTCAACCATTTTCAAGTTGGTTATTAAACGAAGAAACTTGTTTATGGAGTTCTTCAGTACCTTATCCTACAGACGATAAGCGTTATTCATGGGATGAGGCTACGACTTCTTGGGTAGAAGTTGCATGAGTGATTTAATCGACAAAAACGAGGCAGCCTTGTCTGCTCACGAGGCTGTCTGTGCTGAACGCTATACAGGTATCAATGCTAGGCTAAAACGCTTAGAGCAGATCCTAATAGGTTCAGCAGGATTTATTATTGCTATTCTACTTTCTCTTGTCTTGAAATTAAATTAAGCCTATGAACTATGTCCGATCAATTTGGGTTTTTAGAGGGTGCAAAGTCATTTAGCGAAAGCGTAAAGACAGGCAAAGAGGCAGGCAAGGCTATTGGTGCATCTATCGAGGATGTCCAAAAAGAAGCAGCCTCTGTAGCGCAACAAAAAGCCTTAGAACGCAGAAGGCAAATAAGAGAAGCAGAAGTCCTAAAAGAGCAGTATTTCAAACGAGCCATGATCCAATGGCAAAAACAAGAAGATATAAGAATAAAAGAAGAACAGGTCAAGAAAGACTTTGTAAAACATCATGGTCAAAAACGATGGTCAGAAGTAGAAACCATTAAAGCAAAGATTGAAAAACAAGAAAAGGAAATAGAAAATGAGTTTAGGAAAGATCTGGCAGAAGTTAGGCGAGTTATGTGGATGTGTTATGCGTTGGCTGCGGTCATTGCTTGGTATCTAACTTGGGGCATTAAATGATTACTTTATTCACTACACTTATTTCTTTTCTTACTGGTGGTTTGCCTAGTCTATTGGGATTCTTCCAAGACAAATCCGATAAGAAACATGAATTAGAACTTGCAAGACTACAGACCGAAAGAGAGATGGAGTTATTAGAAAAAGGTTACGCTGCACAAGCTCGTGTAGAAGAAATAAGAACAGAGCAAGTTGCTATGCAAACCCAAGCACAAGAAAGACAATCCTTGTACGCACACGATATAGAAATTGGTAAAGGTGCTGCACAATGGGTAACTAACGCTAGGGCAATGGTTAGACCGGCAATTACTTATGGTCTATTCCTTATGTTTGCCTTTGTAGAAGTATTTGGATTTTGGTTTGCATTTCATAAAGATGTGCCATTCGATGTAGCTCTCAATCTCTTATGGGATGATGAGACTCAGATTATTTGGGCATCCGTTGTTTCCTTTTGGTTCGGTACACAGGCTTTCAAAAAGTGATTGACCACAAAGTAATTGAGATGATTAAGCACCACGAGGGTGTAAAACAAAGACCTTACCAATGCCCTGCATTGCTTTGGACTGTTGGTGTAGGTCATGTTATAGATCCTAGTCATGCTAGAGTATTACTAGCAGAACGAAAGGCTTTACCCATTCCTAGCGGATGGGATAGAACCTTAACGATGGAGGAAGTAGATGAAATTCTTGCAAAAGATTTGGCGAGGTTTGAAAGCGGAGTTCAACGATTATGTCCTAGTGGGCTTACTCCTGGTCGGTTTGGCGCACTTGTGTCTTTCGCCTTCAATGTTGGACTCGGTAATCTCCAAAATTCTACCCTTCGGATGAAACACAATAGGGGTGAGTTTGATAATGCTGCCGAGGAGTTTCTAAAGTGGAATAAAGCCGGTGGTAAGGAACTAAAAGGACTTACAAACAGGCGCAAAGACGAGATGGCTTTGTACCTCTCATAGAATCTTTCCGTACTTAAACAAGGTGTTCTTGTCCACTAAGAAAGCCTTTTTGATCTGACTATCCCCCTCCCCTATAAATTCTACATACTGTAGTTTGCTTAGGAAGATGCACTTAAATATGTGCTTGACCGGCATGATGACAAACATCTGTCCATCGTAGAAAACCCAGTAATCTGCTTGGGTAGCCATCAATCCTGAGTCTTTCCCATACATCTCTATCTCTACAACGATATTGCCTGTTCTTTGGCTCATCGGGTCAAACTTTACCTCTACAGCCTTATCGATCTCTGGTATCCATATATCGTACCCCTTAAAAGCGTTTACAAGGGTTGCACAAGGGTATTTTTTGCGTAGGATAGCCAAGACCCTTTCCTCTATCTCCAAACCCCTCTGTAAGTCGTTTTGGAAGGTCATTAAGCCACCCTAAACGGTAGGGGGGTGGCACTCCTTGTGAAGGGTGTAAGCATTGCGCTTACTGATGCCGATCTCATCTGGGGGTTACATACAACTAATTAAACTGCCACAAACAGTACAAACTATAATCTTATCGCCACTAATAATTGTAGTAGTCTGACAAGCATATGCACTTCCCATTAGTAACATATATGTTACTGCTGCTGTAATAATCTTTTTCATAATTTTATCCCTAAAAAAATATATCGTCATCTTTAATGCCACTATCTCTTGGCATCTCATCCATTCCCTTGGGAGTAAATCCTTGTTTCTTAGGATCGCCAATCCTCCCAGATAAGAACTTTCCCTTCTTGCCTTCTTTTAACCAGGCATCAAACCAATGCTCAACTCCATTAATCTTGATTGACCCCTTGTAATCAGGGTGTTTCTCTGTGAGCTTCTTGTCATTCTTAAATAGGCTAAAACTACCATCTTTCATTTCGTACATAACTGCCTCGCTTTCAATTGATTAAATAGGTCTAAGACCTCGCTTAAAAACTGCTTTACTTCTACTTCCATTGAGTCGATATATTCCTGATCCCTATAGACTCGTACTACTAACAACTGCAAATCTTCCGGCACTCTAGGATCAAACGATACGAAATCGCACCATTTAGCACCTGTAACTGCCATCTGACATTGCATTTGTGGGATGTATTTACTTGGAGCTTTGTTCTCCAAGACTGTCTCGATATGCGTTGCTGTATTAGGACATTTGATCTCAATTAAACCTGTCATTGGTGTAACTGAATTATGTTTGCTATGTAGTGTTTCTCCAATAACCCCATCAGGAGAGCATCCAAAGCCTTCTATGGTTGGGTGATCTATGAACCCTACCTCCTCCACAAAAAGCCCTGTATGCGCCTCGTATGCCATCCTAGCCTGTGGCTCTGTGGCAGTACCCCATTCCATTGCAGCATTAGTAAAAGACTCTTGTGGCTGTCCTGTTAGTCGTTGAACAACCAGTTCCATCTTGTAGTTCTTACGAGATGCCGATTCGCCAGACTTAATCTTGGCTAAAACATCACCAACACGACTAGCTGTTACTTTTCCAAGACGAGCAAGATGCCATTCTTCTGTTCTTTGTTCCATTTCCCCATTCCCCTATTCACTTAATGCAGTTTTGTATCTCTGTGGATCTGTTCTAAACAATCGTTTAAGAACTTCA